CGGTTGGGATATAGCTGGTGGCGAAGGAGCCTGTCTCTGCCTGTGCGTATTGCACCGTGCCGGAGACGGTCGCGGTCAGTGTGCCCGCAGTCGGCGTGAATGTGTATGTCTTGCGAGACGGATATACACCAGTGCCAGTGATTGTTGCCGTTGCGGTGCCGGTCAGAGTGATGGTGCCCGTGCCATAGAAGCTAATCGTGTAAGGCGTTGCGCTCGTGGTGATTGACTGCGTGGAAAGGCTTGTGCCATCCGCCTTTGAGTTCAGGAACAGATTCGTCGCCTGCCCCTCAATCAGCAGCCCCAGCGGCGTGCCGATGCTGGTGGGTGAGTAGTCAAAGCGGGGAACATTGCTTGATGCAGCGGTCAGGACACCGGCTGCATTGGTGTAATAGGCCGTGGATGCGCGAGAGAACGTAATGCGCGGGTCAAGCGCGGTGGTTGAGATGAAGTTGAGCGAGAGGGTGGGCTTGGGGGCGCCGCTTGATAACAGCGCGCGGCGGACACCTATCAGGCTCATGGCCTTAGTCCTGCAACGTAACGAGAGACACCGAAACGTCAGACGTGCTGGTAAACGTCGGCGTCCCCGTGCAAACCAATACACCATAAAGGTTGGTATTATCGGACACATAGGCCGCGCCTATGCCATCCAGTTCCCAAGTAGTCTCAGTGCCCAGCCCACTATCCGGCGACGATAGGGCAAATGGCCCCGTCAGGCCCGCAATGTCCGCAGCATTGATTGCGGGGGCCGCCTTATCCGTCCACGTCGAGTTAGTGGGGTTGGTCGTGAACAGATAGAGTTTCAGGCCAGTCGTCTGCACCGACTTACACTTCACGCGGATTGACTGAAGAATGCCGCTATCCGCGCTGCCAAAGACATTCGCAAACGTCATCAAGCCACCAACGTCATAGCCTGCCGTATAGGCGGAAGACGCAGTAACGGTGGGCGTCACCATAATCCTGCTGGTGCGACCCAAGATAGAGCCGATAATATTCGTGCCAGCAGGTGTGGCTGCTACACAAGCGGCGTAAAGGCCCTTGAGGGTAGCCACCACAGAGGCAGAGCCAGAACCCGCATAGGCAGCATCCCCCTTGGCACCCTGCGTGACATCGGAGCCGTCAGCAACGGTGACACCACCAATCACATTTGACCCGGTAGGTAGCGGCCCAGTCAGCGTGGTTGTGCCACCGCCCGTCACCAAGCCGGAGCCAGCACCAATCGTCAGCGTGGTCGTGCCGGACGCTGTGATACCAGCAATATAGCCATTAGAACCGGGGGCCAAAGCGATCCAGCTACCAGGCTGCACGGGGATTTGCGCGGTAGTGGCCGACACGGCATTGCCGCCAAGATTCACATAGGCTGCAACAGAGCCGACATTCCACACAACAATTTCAGAGCCAGAGGGCAGCGCGACATTACCGCTCGCATTAGTGACCGCCAAAGTTGTATAAGAGCCAGTCGGCGTCCATCCACCGATACTGGCTGCAAACGAGAGAGAGCCACCCGCAATATAGATGTTTTCAGCAACGCTGCCGCCGCCAATATCCGTCCACGTCCGCTGCGTAGGCTGCGGGAAGCCATTCGGCTGATAAGTAGTGATGATGTCGGTCTGATTAGCCATTTACTTTGCTCCAGAGAGCCGTAACGCGCAGGCTAACACTTGTCGCCACAACCGTCCGGCGATAAACCCATCGCATTGATAGGCGGGGCCGAGACCCCACCCAACAATCAATACGATTCCATCTCCATGTCCAGCTTGCGGCCCTTGGGCGCTTCGCCCTTGCGAGCAGAACTGAACGGGCTGGATTCGCACGAGCCACCCGACTTGCGAGGCTTGCGGCCAGCGTGATGCTTGGCCTCCTTGCCCTCAACTTCCTGCTTGGCGGCACCGCCGCACTTGCGGGCAGCGCGGCCACCACGCTTGCGCTCTTCGGCTTCGCGCTCGACATTGCTGTCCTTGGTGTAGGACATATTCTTGTGCTTCAGGTCTTCAGCCGCGTCGTTAACGCCGCCAGTGGAACGAGACTTACGTGCATGGCTCTTCATGGGAGGCCCTCCTTACGCGGTGTAGTTTTCAGTGGGATAGCTGTTGCCGCTCTGAATGTAGTCCACAATCAGGGTGCCAACGCCATTACCAGTGTTAGTCGAGGTCAGAACAATCTGAACATCGGTCGTGCCGACATTGGTCCAGTTGTTGATTTGCGTGGTCGAAGTGCCCGGCGTCACAACAATGCGGCCCAAAGTGCTGCCAGCAACGCCGCCAGCGGTCGTCAAAGCCGTAGCGGAAGCAGTCGTGCCAATGCCAAGCGTAGACGAGGAGCCAGACCAAGCCGTAGACACAAACAGATAGATGCCCGTGATGATGCTATTCGCAGGCACTATGATGTTGGTCGCGAACACGCCAGCCACAGTACCATTGGTCGCTTGCGTGACAGTCTGCCACTGCGAGGTCAGGCAAAAGCCGACATTCTGCTGGCCAGCACTGCCGCCAACACCAGCAAGGTTATTGGTGCCGTCGCCATTCAACACATTGCCCGACAAAACCGGGCCGGTAAATACTGTGGCACTCATCAGCGCGCCTCCTTGAAGTTAGAGTCGGCGCCATGTTTATCCTTGTTTCTTCAAAACATGAACGCCGACCATTAAAAGCAATTACTCGGGTGAGACCACTTACGAAGTTGGAAAACTTCCCCACAGGGCTCGCCAGTTGTAGTAGCCACAAGAATAACGTTCATAGCCTTTCACCAAAAGGTTGTCAGTGACGAAATCGACCTGCATATCGGTCTCGAACTTAACGCGCTCCATGTAGGACAGACCGTCGATGTTGGTCAGCAGGAACCATGCATACTGCGAGGTCAGGAAGTCATTGACCATGTAGCCCTCGGACAGACCGCCAGCGGTCGAGATGATGGCGTTGACATCGTTATCGGCAGTACCGGGGCGCAGTTCCGTTTTGGTGAGGCGGATGGCCACGGGCTCAAGTTGGGGCGGCACGATCAACTTACGGCCACGGGCGAACATTTTCAGATTCGCCTGATCGCGGAAGTTGGTACGAATGGAAATCATGCCATTCAGCAGGGTGGCTTCATTGAGGTCAACCTGCGTGGTCGGGGTGTTGGCCACCGTCGAGCCGTCGATGGGGTGAGCCGTCGAGCAGAGAGCCACACCGTCGCCGCCAATGGAAGCGTTGTAGGTGGTGGCGGTGTTCAGCACGTTGGCCGCGTAGATTTCCTTGGTCTGATGGAACGATTCAATCAGGCCGAGGTTCGACGGGGAAAACTGCGTCTTGTAGAGGTTATCGTCAATGGCCTTACGGGTGATCGCATAACCAAGAGCGATTTCGCTGTGCTCTTGGTTGTATAAGAACCGCTCGCCAGCGCCGTTATCAAAAGCGGTCTGGGCGCCTTCGGTCTTAAGCTGGGCAAGCCCGAGGTAACGCATCTCAGGGGTGCGTTCCAGAGCCATCTTGGAAGTATGCTTGGTGAAGATTTTGTCGTACTGCGACGGAATCTGCTCATACTTGCCTTCAATCCCACGGAGGCCGGGGAGGAGAAGGTCTTTGATTGCTGAAAGATTAACAGCCATTGTGCCTTACTCCTTAGATACCGGCGCCGGGGCGATTGGGCATAGCGTTGTTGAACGCGACGATGATCCGGTTGTAGCCGAGCGTCGGATCGGTGTTGTTGCCGATGGAACTGGATGCGATGGGGCTGGTGCCGCCAACGACATAGTTCTGGACGCCGACAACGCGGAACGGCAGGTAGGCATTCGAGACAGCGCCCGCAGCCGAGTTGGCAGTGAGGGTATACTGATCCGCGAAGTAGGTCGAAAGACCAGTGGCAGTGTTGCCGTTGGTCTCGCCAGTTGCCGTGGAGTCGTTCCAGTTGAAGCCAATGTTCTGGCCGACAGCCGAAAGGCCAACTGCCGTAGCAGTCGTATTCGAGTTGGCGGTCTGCACCGAGAAGTTGGCGTTGGGGTCATTGACGATATAGGCGGTAACGTCGCCATTGGCGTCAGAACCGGGCCAGTAGTTAGACCAAACGGTGCGCTTCTGGGCTGTCGAGAGATACTTGCAGCCAACGAAGATACCCGCGATGGGGGTATAGACGTAGCCGGTAGCAGCCTGCGTAGAAAGGGCGCCGCCCGAATAGGCGAAAGTAGCAGTCGTAGTCGAGGACGAAAGGATCGTCCATGCGCCGTTCAGCGTGGTCGCGGTGGTCAGGCCGGTCAGAACCAGAGTTGCGCCAACCGGAGGAGCAGTCGTGGTCGTGAAGGTGGCGGTGACGATGCCGTTCGACAGCGCGAAGCCGGAAATGGCGAGCGTCGGCGGAGTAATGGGGGCCTGCGTGATATAGCCAGTGCCAAGGCCGGTCGTGCCGGTAGCCTGAACCACGGGGTCGCCAAAGAAGATGGGGGTGGTATTAGCCGACGAAACGGCTGCGGAAACTTGCTCATAGGACGGCGTGGTGCCGGTGCCTGAATACTGACTGAAACCGTTAGGAGCGAAAGTATTCGCCATGACGGGTCTCCTTTATAAAAAGGAGGCCATCATCGCTCCCCTGGGCGATCTAGGCCGGAAAAGATTATACTCCCACGCCGGGGGGAGTGAATAATCCCCGCGAAAGGGGATGTTGGGCACGACTTGTAACGATTGTTGCCTTATTCGTCAAGTGCAGTTATTAGGGGGTGTGGAATACCACGCCGGAAGGACAGAAATTAGTATGCGTTTCAAGATTACGTTGAACATGCCGTCGCGCAAGGGTTACTCGGTTCATCAGATTTTTGCGGAACATTCTGCCGAATCCATTGAGGATTTCATGCGTGAGTTTGCGGACGACGGATTTATTGTCGTGCATGAATTGTATAAGGACGGAGAGGATGGTGTTCTTCGCCCACATGGCGAACTGGGCATTTCATATATGCTCGGCTGCAAGGTCGCTGTGCTGGACGATGATTGGGCGAGGGATTAACCTCCGCCCATAATCTGCTGCAACGTAAGAAGCGGGTCAAACTCTCGGGCGCCCTTCGGCCTGTAGGATGGCTTACTGACTTCGTAAATCAGGGTTGTCATGGGCGTGGGCCACTTGCCCTTGAAGAATAGATCAGCTTCAGAATCGCGGCGCCCTTGCAGTAGGCCATTGCCCGTGTAGTTGCCGCGCAAGTCCTTCTCTGCGGGGAACAGGGCGCCTCCCATGAAATCCTTGACCCACTGAGCCTTGAGGATGGCACCCGTGTTCCAGTGGAATGACAGAGCGGCAGCCACTTGGTTTTCGCTCAGATTGCGATCCCCAAATGCTTTGATGATCGCGGGGAGATAGTCATGGTTGAGCGCATTGACGGCTGCGCGCAAACAAGTGACGATTGGCGTTTCCTTGTCCTTGTATTGCATGATATCATAGCCGCCCGTAGTGGCCAGCCCCATGCCCCACGACCAAACGCCCCGAGTATCCTTATAGGCCTCGGGGACAATGGCTTCATGGTGCGCCACATAGGCCACAACACGGGGCGTCAGCTTGATGGGCATTGGCTACTTCCCTTCTTCAAACTCAATCAGCATCTCAAGGATGTGTATTGCCTTACGCAAGTCCTCAACGCCACCCTTGTCGCGCCAACGGGTAACATAACTGATTACGTCACCTTCGGCCCAAGGAATGTTGTTGGTCATGTTATAGGTCGCAGGCTGAATAGCATACTTCTTGTAGTGATCGCCACCGATTTGAACGTCAAGCGGCCCCAATACATCCGTCTGTGCGCTCTCGACTTTCTCACAATTATTAAACGCATCTTGTAGCCACTGCGGCACATCTGCTCCGGTATACATATGATTTGGCATTTGTCGTCTCCTTAATCAAACCTTCTAACTTTCAACGGGATGCGGAACTCCTCACCGCTTTCCCGATGATATACGATAGCCTTGCAGCCCCGAACAGACCTATAACCCGCATAGCGATGCCATGCATCATTAGCGGCAAGCGTGCGGTGCGTCTCCACGGTACAGCCAATAAAGTCCTTCACTTGGTCGTGATGGAAATGGCCACAATGCCAAACACGCCACAGCGCCGCAGCCCACTCATGTGGGACATCATTAGCCATAATGGCGCCCAAATCTGGTAACTTCGCCCCATCCCCATGCGTGGAGCCAATCAGTGTGTTACCAAATCGGTAGTAGTAGAAACCACTTGGTGACATGTCAATCTGGATGCGGGGCTCATCGTGAAACATAGCACTGAGTGCTAGGGAAAGGGTAAACGCTTGATGGGGATCATGGTTTCCGGGGTTGTTTCGGACGATTACCTTTTCATGGTGCTCGAGCATTCTGCGGATACACCGAACCATGGCGCGGAAGCCGACTTGGATGATATGTTGAAAGCGCCCATCAACATCAAGATTGGCACCGCTGCGTGGAGTCCGATTCGTGCTGTTATCGGCGTGGAAGTAATCACCAAGATTCAACAGCAATGCCGTCCCGCTGGATGGTGTCTTGGCGCAGAGCCGATCTACAGCATCAAAGGTAATCTGTTCCGCGATCTTCAGGTCAAAGTTTTCCCCAACTTCCTTGGCCCATGTCATCAAGCCAAAGTGGGGATCGCCAAGTGGGATGACTGTCAGCAAGTCCTTGTCATAGTGCTTGGGAGGGTCGGTGGGGGGCAGGGCGCCCTTGGCGTCCTCACATACGCCCTCCACAACCGCCTTAAGCGCATCCAGCATACGGGCTTGATCTGGGCTTTGGCGCTCCCATGTGCGCTCTACATTGCCATCGCCAGAGCGTTGGACAGTGACTTTGCCCATCAAATAGCCGGGGGCAACACCGTGCTCAAAGTGCCCCGGAGCATGGCCAAGGCGGGAGGCCTTTTGCCGAAGCATCTTGATGCATTCTTCAAGGGTGGATTTATGCCTACCTAGCGACTTGGCCGCCTTGCGGATGCTTCCATGTTCAATGAGTGCTTCAAGATTGCTTCGCTGGGTATCCGTGCAAAGACCCTCTATCGCCAGAAAGCGCTCAATCTCTGATTTGTCCATTTGATCCCCCCTTGTGGGAAGGCAATTTATTTCGCCTCAGTGCCACTTATATCGGCTACACCGCCAATTCCAAGATAATTCTTCGCAGTAATGATGGAATCGCGGGCGTCACGGATGGCAATGCGAATTTCTGGGGGCTCGCCCGACACTTCTAGGGCGGTCAGCAGTTTGTCAAAGCCGTTGACCATCAACATGCAAATTTTCTCGCAACGGGCATTCTGGTGGCGTTTGCCAAACCAATTACCCCCCATTGCACCGGCAAGCAGGCTGATAGACGAACTAATGAATGATGCCTGCACTTGCGGGTCTAAAGGCATTTCGGCCATTTCCTTTAACGAAGTTCGTTCCAAATATATGATGTAGCAGTGCCCGTACTCATGGACGCGCTATACGTGCCCCCCGGGGGGACTATTAAGCACCCTATTGAGCAGGTTGACGTTGTGTTTTGAGCAGACCAGAACACAACCCCTCCGATATTCACAATTATATAAGCGTATCCGGAAATGCCGCTTACACTAATTTGTAGGGCTATCGGCTTAGTGCCACTATTTGTGTAAGTTGTACCCAAAGAGCGAGTGGCATTCATGTATTGCCATGTCTGCCCAACACCCAACGTTGTATTAGATGGAGCCGCACCCAGCGCCGTAAGGGCTGTGGCCGCAGTGGTAGCCCCCGTGCCCCCATTGGCAATGGCGACGGTGCCAGAGACATTGGTTGCGGTTGTCGCCGTAGTCGCACTAGTGGCCGTCGAAGCATTGCCCGTCAGCGCGCCGATGAACGTGGGGGCAGTAAGCGCGCTACCATTCCATGTCAGCAGGCTTGACCCGCCTAGGACACCGCTGTTGTTGAACTGAACCTGCGTGTTGGAGCCGCCCGCGCTATTGGATGGAACCGTACTGGCATAGCCCACATTGGTGCCGTCGCAAATGATGGCGGACGTATAGCCCTGCGCCAGAACAACCGATGTACCGCCACCGCCAGAGGTGATCGTCACGGTGTAGGCGCCGCTGGTATTGTTTACAGCCGCCCATAATCCGCCGACGCCTGATGGAATGCGGTAGATGATATTGGCCGTCAGCGCACCAGAGAACTCCCAGATGCGTGTGCCGTATTGCGACTCGATGAGGTTGGTAGTCCCACTGACGCCGACCACGTTAAAGGCCGTAGTGCCGCCAATAGCTGCGTCGATGGTTGACCAGTTCGCATTTACCGGAACGTCCCATCCGTTCACATAGCTACCGTTAGTCGGCAGGTTCAAACTGATGTTGGTGGTGCTGGTCATAGCATTACTTCCTAAATGGATTTCTGGGCGA